AGTAAACCTGCATCAAATGTTCCTTATCAGATTTTTCAACAGATAGATAGAATAGAACGACAACTTCGTGTTGGTGGTTCTTATCCTGTATCTGATGACTCACAATCACCACTTAGTTTTGCAACTGGTAGAGGATTAGAAGAACTAGGTGCAAGTATGTCACTAATGATTAGAGAATATCATACAGTTATGGCTGATGCTATAGAGATGATAGATGCTAAGAGATTAGAGTGGGATGAGAAGATGTATGGTGGTAAGACTAAAGCATTGTCTGGATATAAAGATAATACTTTTTATTCTGAAACATATAATCCAACTACAGATATTGGTGGCTCATACAAAACTCGCAGAGTATATGGTGCTATGGCTGGATATGATGAACCACAGAAGATTGTAACAGGGCTGCAATTACTTCAGGCTGGAATTATTGACAGACAAACTTTACAAGAGAACCTAGATGGTTTAGATAATCTTGTACGAGTAAACGATAGAATTACAAAAGAAAAAGCTGATAGTGTATTATTTGATACATTGTTAGCACAAGCACAACAAGGTGACCCTAAAGCTACAATGGCTGTTGTGCAGATAAGAAAAAATCCAGATGATATGCAAAACATATTAGATAAGTTTTTTACAGCAGAAGAACCAGAGATACCANNATAAAGAGTTTGCAGATATTGTACACAATTCATTAGGTGATATTGATGAAAAAGGTGATGCTATAATTTTTCAACAAAAAGATGATGGAAAAGTATTTTATGACCAAATGCCACCATTAGCGTTTCCTTTTGGTTATATGATTATTAGTTCTACATTTATGTTTTATGATGATGATGAGGAGAATGAAGATGGCTACGAGGAGTTCTAGCAATAGAGGTCTAACTAAAGGCATGACCTATGGTAAAGGTAAAGAGTTATTAGAACAGATAGAAGCTACAGGTGGATTGCCTACTGTAGATAGAAGGCTAAACAATGTGCCACCACCAGCTACTAATCAGACAGACCAAACAAGAGCTGTACCAATAGAAGAAGAAGTATCTGTTGCTATGAATGAAGGTGGTCAACCAGTTGTACCTCCTATGCCTATAGGTATGGGTAATCTATTAGATTTAAAAAGACCTACAGAAAGACCAAATGAAAAGTTAACTACAGGTATTGTTCCTAGTTTAACTCCACAAGAAGTAGGAGATTTAGACTTTGCAGTTCTTGCAGATTTAGCAGATAATTCAGATGTTGATGCTTTAAGACAAGCATTTAGTTTTTAGCTATGGTTAAGCAACCTATTGGACCATACACATTTGGTGAAGAATATAACCAGATACAAGAAAAAAATAGATTAACTGAAATAACTTATAACAAAAAGAAAAATCAGTTTACACAAGCACAGATAGATAGAACAAAAGAATTAGCAGAATTATACCCTACTGCACAGTCAGGACTTATATCATCTGCTGTTTTAAAAGGACTTGATAATAAACAATTTGAAGCTCTTTTAAAATTGCAGTACAAAGCAGTTCCTAAATCACAACCATCTTTTCCAAACACAATAGGTAATGATGTTGCTAATACTGCTATGTACAATTCAACATTTGGAAAAGTATTTAATGCAATAGGTGAACAGTTTAAAGTACCAGAAGGTTTTAAATTTTGGAATAAATCTAGTTATCAAGAAGAACCAGTATATGGAACATTTAAAGGTTTGTTTCGTGTACTAGCACTTATTGGTGGTGCTGGTGCTAACTCTACAGTTGGTAAACCAGTAAGAGCATTTGTTAAAACAGCAGAAAAATATGAAGAACCATTTTTACAAATTAGTGAAATACAAAAACAAAAAGCAGAAGATTTATCTGCTAGAGCATTAGCAGGTGACCCAGATGTCACAATGTATGATGTTGCAGTTGCAAGAGATGAAGCTAATAAAACAAAAAGAACAGGTCAGATTGCAGGACTAGCTTTAACATTAGCTAACTTAACTGGCAAAGGTGCAGTTTCTGGATTGCGTAAAGCTGTTGGCCAAACATTTGCAGATAACTATAAAAATGCTGGACCATCAACTGCTGGTGTTGCTTTAGAAAAAATAAAAGAAGGACAAGACCCAGGAGCAGTATGGAAAAGTTTTGGAGAAGGATACTTTCCACAAGGTCGTATTGTTGCTGAAGCATTAGAAGGACAAGAAGCATTTAAATATAGAGGTCAAAATATTACTGCTGGTAGATATGTAGCAGAAGTTGCAGGTGTAGAACAAAATACATTACTGTACAATGCTTTATCAGGAAGTATTGATTTTTACAAAGTATTAGTAACAGACCCATTTCTTGTTGCAGGTAAATTAAGTAAAGGTATTAAGTTTGCTAATAGTGTACAAGGTAAAATACAAAAAGCATATAGAGCAGGTGAATTTGAAAAGATACCTGGCATTGTAGATAACTTTTTAAACAGTCCAAAATCAGAACCATTCTTACAAGCATTTGCAGAAACAAATGATTTTAAACGAGTGTTTGATGCTGTGCGTGACCCAGAACTTGCATTGGATTTAGTAAAAGCAAATAACATAGATGATGTTAAAAACTTAATGCAAGGGTTTGTTGTTAAGAACCAAGGTGTTGGTGTACCTGCATTAATAAGGTCAAAGAACAGTTTTGGTTATAACAAAAACTTAGTTGATGCTTTGTCTAAAGCAAGAAAAGGTGATAAAGCACCATATTCTAAATTTGGTGAATGGACACCTGAAGCAGGTGCATTATATAGAGATGCTGCTGATTCTGTAAAAGTTTATAATCAATGGTTAGTTGAATTTAAAATACCAAAAAATATTGCTAATCAGTTATCACAAGCATTTGCTGAACAAGCTGTTAAAGGCAATAGAGCAGGTATGAATGAAATATTATTTTTAAGAACTAAAGCACAGTTAAAAGCAACAATGGAAGCTGAAGGATTTTCTAAAAAAACACTTAAATATATAGATGAATACTTTGATGAATTACAAGGTAAAGCTAGTGGCAATTTAGATGTCAAATCATATTTTGCTAAATTAGGAAAAACAGAGGGTGGACAATTACAGCCAATGGAAAAAGTATTTAAAGGCCAAAGAAGTATTCCAGGTCCAGATGGTAAGCCAATATTACAAGCAACACCATTTGATATTGGACAACACTTTAACGATACTTGGTCACTAGGTAAACCACTAGATATACGAAGGGCATTAGGTACAGTAGAAAAATATGTCAATATTGATGTAGGAGATACTAAGTTAGTAAATTTAGCTAAAAACTTTGTAGATGATTTACCTGAAGCATCAAGACTCAAATTACCTGTAGAAAGTTTATTAGAAAATGTTGTACCTAAAGTTGATATGTTAGTTAGTTTTGCACCAGAAGTAATAAGAACTATTCCAGATGTTTTATGGCCATTACAAAAAATATGGACAGGCGCACAGTTAATAACAAGAGTTGCTTGGCCACTTAGATTGTTTGGAGAAGGTCAATTTAGAATGGGTCTTGATGGTTTAGATAACTGGATAGAATCACCTATGTCCACTTGGGTATGGACAAATTACTACAATGATATTTTAGGAAATGATTTTAGAAAAGGTATAGCACCTAGCAAAAGAGCCTACGAAGAAATTGTACAAGGTATTGTTGCAGATAGACCAACTAATGTATTTGGTAAATTAGCACAAAAAGAATTTGTACAAAACAGTTGGAAGAAAGTACAAAAAGGTACTATTGATAAAAAACAATATGTATCTTCTTGGCAATTAAATCTTAAATGGCCAATGGAAAGTGATTTAGCACAATCAGTTGCAAGAGAATTACTTGATGGTTCAGACTTGACAAAAACAAAACAAAGTTTTTGGAATGGTAAATTACGAAGCATTAGAGATGAATTAAACGATACACGATTTGATAATGATGGATTGCGTATGAATCCATATGTTAAGTTAGAAGATGCTAACAAATATGTAGATGATTATGTCGAATGGATTATGGATTTATCAAAAGGTGATGAAGAAATACTCACATTGATTGCTAATAGACAACTAAATTATCAAGGTAAAGTAATACAGTTTGATAATTTTGACAGATGGACACCAGCTAATCAAGCACAGATAAGAAAGTTTTTATCTGACAAATATGAAACAGCAGGACCTGATGTACTTCCTACACCAGACTGGATACAAAACCCACAACAAGGAAATGTATTAAAACAATTATTTAATAAAGGTTCTGAATTTTTATGGTATTCACTAGGTGAGTTACCAGATTCAGAGTTACAAAGAATACCAACATTTACACAATATTATTGGCAAAGCGTTGCATCACAGTTGCCTTTTGCAGATGCTAAAGCAGTCAAATATTTTGATGACTTCATAAAACAATCTAAAGTACCAAAAGAAGTAGAACAACTTTATCTTGCAGGTAAGAATGCTGCTGTTAAAAAATATGGTTCACTAGAAGAAGCAGCTAAAAAAATACCAGAAAATATGAGATTAAGTATTGATGAGATTAATGATGCAGCTAAAGGTTTTTCATTAGAGATGCACAATAGATTGTTATATAACTTAAATCAAAAAGGTTATGTAGCTGAAGCTATGAGATTAGTATTTCCTTTCTTAGAACCCTGGAAAGAGATTGTATTGAACTATCCACGATTATTTGCAAAAAATCCAACAGCAATAAGAAAAATACAGTTAGCAACAGATAGAGGAACTAACAATGGTTTCTTTTATACAGACCCAGTATCAGGAGAAAAGTTTTATGTAACAGCACCTACTGATTTGACAGAATATGTTTATGGAATAGAAGATAGAGATTTGTCAGGTTTTGAAGAAGATGTACAGTTAAGACTTAGTTCACCAGTACAAGGTGCTAACTTATTTACACAATCACCAATACCAGGTTTAGGACCAGTAATGAAATATAGTTACAAGATACTAAAAAGATTTATGCCTGAATCTAAATGGACACAAGAAATAGAAGATATCATATTTCCTTATGGACTTGGTGACCCAGGAATAGAAGGTGCAACTATAGGACAGTTACCTGTCTATATGCAACAAGCATACAATACAGGAACTAAAGGTAGTTTAGATGAAATGGGTTGGGCTAATGATGTAGATAACGCATCAAAGATAATGACAAAAGCCTGGATGGAAGGATACTTACCATATGACCCAAGAAATGATGAAGGTAGAGCATTATTTGAAAAAGATGTTATTGATTTAGCATCAAGAATAAATGTGTTTGAATCTATGGCTAAAGGTATAGCACCATCATCACCTAGAGCAGAAGCTGCATATAAATTAAAACTTGATGAAAGACTTGCAAATCAGTCTGACTTTTTAGATAAAGAAAACTTAATAGAAGTACTAGAGGCATTTATGCCAGCAGATTATGAGTTTGGTAAATATGATGATGATTATTTTACAAATACAGTTATTACTGCTTTGTTTAGACAAGCAATGAACTCTGTAGAACCAGGTGATGAATATGTAGCCTATCAGTTTATAGCATCATTAATTGGTGGTACTCCAGAAGATTGGGATGCTTTATATACTGCTGCATATTTAGTACAAGGAAATACTACAACACTAGGTACAGCATTACCATCAACAGAGGAAGAAGTAGAGTGGTTTAGAGCTAATCCAGAAAAAGCAGAAAAGTATGAATATACATATGCGTTGTTTGCACCAAATGTATATGAGTATGACAAGCTAGATGTTAATTCTTTTTATAATCAAGTAGATGAAGGACAAAGAGTAACATTAACTCTTGATGAAAAAATAGAGAGAGCGCAAGAAACAGCATTTAAAATTATATTTAATTATCAATTTAAACCTTACAGAGAAGCATTAGCAGAAGGAAGAATATCACAAAAAGATGCACAGGCAGAAGCAGCACTTATTAAAAGTGAGCTATTAGAAGTATTCCCTTATGGAACAAGTGCAAGAGATTTACCTAAGAGAGAACCTGTTAGTAGATATGTTGTGTTTGAGGAATTAAAAGAAGTTGCTAATGATGACTTTATGGTAGAACAATCAGATGCAGCAAAAGGATTAAAACTATTTTTGTATGGTGATGAAGAAAATTATGGATTTATGCACTATGTCAATAAAGTAAGGAATAAAGAAGGTTTAAAGAAAGTAACAGCAAGTGGCAAAGAAACATTGTATCCTGAAAGTAGTGCAATAGATTATTTAGGAAGGCAAGAAAATACACAAGCAATGAGAGATTATTTATTTAACTGGGGTAAAGAAGTAGTTGAACAGTATCCAGATTTCGCAGGTATTTACAGGTCAAAGTTCCTATACATTGTAGAATATCAGTATACGCCATAATAAGGAAGTTATGATAACAGTATATACAATAGAAGATGGTCAGGTAATTAGTAAAAGAATACCAAAAAGTCAATTAGAAAATTATTTAAATTTAGGTTGGACTGATAAGAAACCTGTAGATGTTCCAGGTGCTATAGGAGGTTTAGCTCCTGGTCGTGTAGATATAGATTTTGGTGATACTTCAGAAGCTAGACCATCACCATTTGGTTATCCTGCATTAATATCCAATGGTCAAGGTGGGTTTCAAGATGTTAGTGTTTACCTTAATGGACTTAATCCAGATGGTAATTGGTATTATCCAGGTGATGAAGATGTTGTATTAGATAAACTAACAACATCAGAAATAAGAACATTACAAGATAGATTAGTTAGAACACAATGGTTTTCTATGGAGAACTACAGTCAGGAATATGGCAGACCAGGTAGAGAAACAAGAAATGCTTTAATAAAAGCTATGACAGCATCTAACTATGCTACAGGTGTTGGTTATGACACAGCAATAGATTTAGAATTATTAAATCCTGGACAAGAAGTTTATGTACCTAAAGCATATAGAGAAAGTGATAAAGCATCGAGATTACAAACAGTAGATGCAATATTTCGTTCTATAGGTAAAACACCTACTAGAAAAGAAAGAAACTATTACGAAGTATTATTAAAAGATTTAGAACAAAAAGAATTTTATTCTGATGAAGCAATAGCAAGAATGGCAGTAGAAGGTCCTGAAGTTACAGTTACTGAAACTAGAAGGCCTGGTGTTGAACCATTAACAGAAAGACCTATAGAGATAGTAGAGAGAGAAGAAACTATAGAACCTATGCCAGAAGAAGTAGATGCTATTGCAAGATTACAAGAAACAATTAGAGGAGATTTTGAAGGTTTACTTGCTAGACAAGAAGATGTAGCAAGAGCAAGAAACAATGCAGGTAACATAGCACAGTCAATTATGCGATTAAAAGCATTAGGTGGATAATGGAAATATCTCCACCAGCCATAATTATTATTCAAGAAGAAGAAGAATTTAGAGCAGAAGCATATGATGATAAAAGACCTGATTATAAATTAAAACCAGGTGACAAAATTCTAGGAACATTGACTATAGGATATGGTCATACTGATTCAGCTAGAGATGATGACAAAAAAATAAAAATTGGAGATACAGTCACAGAAGAAGAAGCATTAGAAATACTTAAATTAGATATTGCAGAATTTAGTAAGTATGTAAACAATAGAGCAAAATCCTTTGATGTAGAACTTACTCAATCTCAATTTGATGCTTTAGTTATGGCTAGTATGAATCGTGATAAGAGTATGAGTGGTGGTCCATTATGGAGAGCTATTAAAAGTGGTGATGAAGAAGCAATAAGAAAAGAATGGACAAAAACTATACAAAAATCAGTAAATACTTTTCCTGGTTTAGCAGATAGAGTAACAGAAGAACTAGAAATATTTTTTGGTAATTATGGTGAAGAAAAAGTAGAAGAAGAAATAGAAATTAAAATGCCAGATGATGGTGACCCAGATAGAGGAATACCAGCACCAAATCCTAGTTTTGTTCCAGATTCTCCACCATTAAGTAGTTTGCCAAAAGAAGATAATAGTAAGTTAAATTTAAAATGGACAAAGCTATATGAAGATTTATCTAATGCTTTTATAGATAATCCTAGAACATTTAGAGAAAAAGAAGTTTTTGAAAGAAATCCTATATATTACAGCAAACCAGAAGCTAATGATAAAACAGAAAAAGTTGTGTATGATAGTGAGGAGAAACAAAAAATTAATGATAATTACGCAAGATTAATGAAAGCGTTGTCAGAAAGTTTAATGAGATAATATGGCACAAGTAGTAGTTTATGGACCAAATGGTGCGAGAACAACAGCTAATACTGAACGCAGACCAGGTGAAGAAAAATCAGAATACGAAAGACTGATAGCTGGTGAAATTCCAGGTAGAGAAGGTTATAAAGGAGCTACTCAACAAGAGCCTTTAACTCCAGATTATCCTGGTGATTATGGTGGTGAAGATGCTTCAACTCCAATGGACCAAAGAGAAAGTGTAGTTGGGGTAGGTAATACTGATTATGACCCTAAAGATTATTCAGATGTAGGTCCTGATGGAGAAGTCGTTATTAAAAATCCAGATGGTTCTGTATATACAGGCATAGATAAAAGAGATATGCCAATACCAACAGGTGCAGAATTTTGGAATGTCAATGATAATTATTATATTGTTTATTACATTCCAGGAACAGGAACTCCTATTTATTACGACACCAGCTTATCTGATTTAGAAAATATATTTGGTCCAGTTGAATTTCCTGGAATTAAAGAAAGCATAATAACTCCTACAACTGCTCAATGGAATGGTGCAATAAGATTTGGAGATTCATTAGAATTAGCTGACCCAACTATATATACACCAGAACAAAATCCTTGGATATCATTTGTCGATACAGTAGCAAAAGAAGCCAAAATAAGACCATGGTTAAATGATGAAGAAATGATTTTATTATTAGCAGAAGCAACATTAGAAGGTAGAAATGTTACTGATGCTGAATGGCAATCTACTAATTGGTGGAGAACACACACACAAGAAGAAAGAGATTGGTTGTTGTTAGCACAGTCTGCATCAACAGATTTTTCAGGTATTTTACCAGCAGATGCACAGAGAAAGATAGATGATGATAGGTTAGCTATAGAAAATCTTATGGTGCAATCAGGAATATCTAATCCATCAGAGGAGTTAGTTAATTGGATTGCACAAAAATATACAACTGGTTTATGGTCAGAAGCATACACATCAGACCAAATAACAATTCTTTCTGACCCTACATTAGAAGCTGATATAGATACAGATTTAGATACATTTATTACATCAGGTGAGATAGATTATGACACTACAAGAGCAGGTGAATCACAAGTAAAGAGATTAGTAAAAGAATATTTAGGACCTGTCTTTGGTGCTAACATAGCAGACACTCAAATAAATAAATGGGCAAGTATGGTAAGAAATGACCCTGATGCAGATATTAATATAAAAGATACTTTGCTTAATATGAAGAAAGGTTTGTTTCCTGGATACAATGATGAATTAACTTATGAAGAAATAGCTGCACCATGGAGAGGATTTAGTACAAATACTTGGGGTGGTACATTAGATGAAACATCTACATTATTTCAAGATGTAGTTAAAAGTAATGATGTAGCCAAAGCAACGAAATTATTATATGATGCAGGATTAAAAGATGGTGGTTCAGAGAAGATTAAGAATGAAGTATTGTCTAGTATGGTTGGACAATTTGGTGGTGGAGGAGTTAGGAGAATAGTCTAATGGATGAATTTTTAAGACAAGCAAGAGCGTTACTTCCTTGGTTACCAGAATCATTAATACAAGTTTATGCAAATAGTTTTGCAGATACACAAAATGCAGACATTGCTATTGCTGAAGTAAGAAAAAGTCCAGAGTATGCACAAGTATTTCCAAAAAATATAAGAGATGATGGAACTGTAAGACTTAGTGAACAAGACTATGCAGCAGTTAAAGAATCATTTGGTTTGACATTAGAGGACTATGGTTTAAATCCAGAGTATTTCCAAGATACATTTGCAGATTTAATTGAAGTAGGTGTTGCACCTAATGAGTTTAGAGCAAGAGTAGAAGCAGCTAGGTCAGGAATTGTAGAAAATATACCTGCTGTAAAAGAATATTATAGAACAAACTTTGGTATGGATTTAAATGATAATCAGATATTTGCTTCTATCATTGACCCATCTGTAGGAGAAGCAATATTACAAGGAAGAATTACACAAGCACAAATTGGTGGTGAGGCTGCTGCTAGAGGATTTGCGTTAAGTCCAGAAGAAACACAGGCATTAGAAAGAGCTGGATTAACACAAGCACAAGCTAGACAATTATTTGCACAAGCTGAAGCAGAAGTTCCTAAACTTGCTGCGTTAACAAGAAGATTTCAACCAGAAGAAGTAGATGTTACAGAAGAAGTTACTCCTGAAGGTTTAGTTGATAGACCAGGATATGACATAGAAGAATTTGTCCAAGCACAAGTGTTTGCATCTGCTGAAGAAAGAGAAAGAATTAAAAAACTACAAGCACAACAACAAGCAGAATTTACTCCTGTTGCAGGTGCTGCTAGGCGTGGTCGTAACATACTAGGATTAGTAGAAGAATAACCTTGACATACTACATATAGTGGTATAATAAAATTATCGCATAGTGGTAGTCTGCGAATAGAAATTGACTCTGCACTCTCCAGCTTATATCTGGCGTGTAAGCTGCGTATTAAAATTCGCCTAGTATCTGAATAGCCCAGAAGTGGCTGACAATTCTAGTTATTCTTAAATTTATTTTTTGTCGCCTATCACATCATTATCCCAAGGATGATGTAGTTAGTAGAAAAACTTGGAGTAGGAGAGATAATGGAAAACGAAAATACAGTAGAAGAAACACAAGACAATAATGCTATCAAGCAAATGCGTGAACGCATTAAAGAACTTGAATCAGTAGAAAAGGAATATAAGTCTGTACAGATGGCTAACGCTATCAAAGATGCAGGGTTTGACCCAGATACTGGTGCAGGTAAAGCATTAAAAGACTTGTATAAGGGTGAGTTACAGGCAGATGCAATAAAAGAATTTGCATCTCAATATGGTTGGGGTGATGCACCAGCAGAACCAACCCAAGAAGAACTACAGCGACAAAGAGTTGTTTCTAGTCAAGATAGTTTAGATACTGTAATAGAAGCATCAGTTCCTGTAGAACCAGTAGGACTAGATGACCAAATTGCACAAGCACAAGCAGATGGTGACTGGGCTACAAGTTCAGCTCTCAAAGCAGACAAATTAAAAGCACTATTAAAAGATAAGTAAAGGAGATTTAAAAAATGGGTGCAGTATCAGGAATGGGAGATTCTTATGACCTCCCAAATTATGTGGGTGAGTTATTTAATATAACTCCAAA